CAACGCAGAGAGCATACTCATAGCCTTCCAGAACAAGGGTGTCAAGGCGCAGGAGGAGTAACTGGCCGGAGAGTCAAGGAAACGAAAGTAACAGCCAACGCACGCGCGAGGGCTTCATTGTTAAAAGATAGCGAAGATGGCATTAAAGTTTGAGATTACAGGCGATAACCGCAACCTTCTAAACTCACTTGATGGAGCAAGGGATGGTGTTCGCAAGGCTGCAAAGGATATTGAGGATAGTGGATTGAGCATTGAGGATATGTTCAAGCGCATCGGTGCTGCAGCAGGTATTGCATTTTCTTTGGATGGTGCTAAGTCATTCATCAGTAAGGTTGTGGAAATGCGATCGTACTTCCAGGACATCGAGAGCTCCATGCAGGTGTTCTTGGGTAATGAGGAAAAAGCCGCCAAGTTCATGGAGGATTTGAAATCTGCTGCCTACTACAATATGTTTGAGTTTACGGACCTCGCCAATGCAAGCAAGCAGCTGATAGCCTATAAGAACGACATCGACACGGTGATTCCGACCATCCAGAAGCTGTCGGACATCGCGGTCGGCACGTCAGCCAACTTGGACGAACTGGTACACCTGTATAACAAGGCCAAGAGTACGGGAAGGGTTTCGACGCAAGACCTCTACAGCTGGGCAACAAAGGGTGTTGTTCTCAAGGACGTGCTGAAGGATATGGGTGAGGAAGCTTCGAACACATCTGTCACCTTCGAGCAGCTGAACAAAGTCCTTGACAGCCTGACGTCCGATGGAGGCATGTTCTACCAGCAACAGGAGAAGATGATGAACAACATATCCGCAGAGATAGGGCAGTTCGAGGACAACCTTGCTCTGATGCTCAACGAGATCGGAGAGAAGTATCAGGATCAGATTACTGGTGCCATCAAGCTCGGCTCAGAACTGATTGACAATTATCAGGTGATTGCGGGATGGATAAAGGATATCGTGATAGTCTACGGAACGTACAGGGCCGTTCTTGCCACATGCCTCGCCATCGACAAGGCGGTGGTGTACTGGAAGGGTCTTCAGGCAGAGGCCACCATGATGAACACGCTGGCCAACACGGGAGAGACCGGATCGGTGACGGCCCTGACGGTTGCCAAGCTTCGTCTGGTCACCGCAACGAAAGCCCTGACTACGGCCATGCTTGCCAATCCGTACGTCCTTGTGGCCGCAGGAGTGGCCGCACTCACCTTCGCAGTCTACAAGCTTGCCACGTCGGAGACGGAACTGGAGAAAGCCCAGGAGAAGCTTGACGATGCATACGAGAACAACATGGCTGAGATGCGTGCGGAGCAGACAGAGATAGACCGCCTCTTCGGAAAGCTCAAGAAGGCCAAGGAGGGTACGGAGGAGTACAAGAAGGTCAAGGATCAGATTCTGGGCCAGTATGGAAAGTATCTGACAGGTCTGAACAATGAGATTGCAACTCTCAAGGACGTTGAGGGGGCATACAAGGCTGTCACCAAGGCAGCTCGTGAGGCTTCGCTTGCAAGGGGCAGGGAGGCTGCTTTGAAGGACGTGCAAGATACCTACGGCAGCAGCTACTCTAACAATATGACAAATCTGCAGGAAGCACTCAGGTCAAGACTCGGCAGCAGCAAGGCTGGTGAATTGATAGGACGCGTTCAGAAAGAATTGAACGACTTCGGAAACATCACCGTACAATTAGAAAACCGCATAAAGAATGCCTTGCGCGGTACTGTAGACTACGGCAACTCATCCAGATGGCTTCAAAATCTCAGGAACAATGAGAAGTATCTGAATGACTACACTAAGCTGGTTGATGAGCGCTTCATGCTCGACGAAGAAGAGGAGAAGCATGAGGAGGAGAAGAAGGTCCGCAACAAGCAGGCCATCGAGGAGGAGAAGAAGAACCTCCAAGCAGAGCTTGACAACCTGTCGAAGGAGGAAGCTATAGGACAAAAAGGGGCAAAGCTGAAGGAGAAAATCCGCAATCTCGACAAGGAACTGAAAGCGTACAATGCTACAGATAAGTCTGGTGCCCAGACCTCTAAAGATGCAGCCTCCCGTCGTCAGAAGCTATTCGAGCAGGATATGGCCGCAGAGGAAAGCCAGTCAAGGCAGAAGAGAGAACTCCATGACGCACTCCGTGACCTCGAAATAGCCAGCGAGCAGGATAACGCCAAGCGTGAACTCCTGCAGATGCAGAAAGACCACGAGGACAAGCTTGAAGCAATCAGGGAACAGGCTGACCAGTGGAAGAAGGAAGCGTATAAAGCTGCAGAAGAGCGCTGGAACGCCACCAACAAGGATAAGACCAAGACCTTCGCCGACACCAGCGAGGGCAAGGCTGGTTGGCAGGCACAGTCGCTCACCTCAGATCAAGAGCAGATTATTCAAGCCAGAGTGAACGCTGAGAACGCCATCTACAACAGAGGGGTAAAGGAGCGTTTGGAGGTGGAAAAACAGCACATGTTGGACTACCTCAAAGAATATGGCTCTATCTCTCAGAAGAAGCAGGCTATTGCCGCAGAATACGACAAGAAGATTGCCGAGACGCAGGACAAATGGCTGAAGAAGTCACTGGAGCAGGAAAAGAAGAAGGCTCTGAATGCCCTCGAACAGTCGCAGTTGGAAAAGTCTGACGAATACCTGCGGTTCTTCTCTGCCCTCTACAGCATGACCGCTGACGAGGCGAAGAACATCGGCGAACAGATTCGGAAGAACCTTGATGAAGCCTTGCAGAAGGGCACTATCTCAGCCCAGGAGTACTACGAGACCATTGAGAAGATTGACGAACAGCTGGAGAAGGCAAGTGCCAACCAAGGTGCTTTCATGGCATTCATGCAAGGCGGACTGTCTGGATTGTCAGACTATTACCAACAGACTGGCCGGGATACATTCAGGCAAGGCTCCAACATGATTGAAAGAGCCAACAGTCAGCTGGCAGAGCTTAAAGAAAGAAATGCAAGCGGCGAGATGAACGCCGCTCAGCAGAAAGCCGCCTCAGAGGCAAGGCAGATGGGCGAACAAATGCAACAAGCCGGGGCTGCCATGCAGGAAACCGGCGACAGCATGCAAACTACCATCATGTACATTGACATGATTATCAACGGCATTGACGCTATCGTACAGGGTTTTCAGAAGATAAGCGACGACCTAAAGGAAATCAACGGCGAAGAATGGGGGCTGCAGGGAAAGGATGAAGCCCGGTTTGGTGCCTTCAGCAGAGCCTCCAGCAGTGCCGCAAGCGGGTGGAACTCCCTGAAAAACGGAGATTTCCAAGGAGCCGTAGCCGGTGTAATCGGCAGTTGGACGGAATGGTTCAAGAGCGACTGGGAAGGTACTAATGCAAACTGGGAAAAGCTCGAAAATCGGCTCCAGCGCATGAACAATGCCCTATCGAGTATCGATTCCAGACTACAAAAACAGATAGACATGTCAATGGGAAGCCAGGCGCAGGCCGCAGGTGAGCGGTATATAGCAGACAGGCAGGCCCAGATAGCGGCCACACAGGAAACTGCTGAGGCATGGCTGCGTTCGCATTCCATGAACTGGAATCACAGCAACTGGTGGTATATAGAGCGTGGAAAGGAGGATACATGGGCAAATATAAACGGTAAGCGAACGACCTGGGGTGAAGTGCTGCCCGAATTATACAGCGGACTTGGACTTGAAAACGGAGGAATGGCCGGTCTTGCCCACCTGAACAGCGAACAGTTAAAGTGGGTACAAGACAACTATCGCGAGCTGTGGATCAAACTGCCAGACGAGCTACGCCAATACCTTGAAAGTATCATAGAGTACAGCGAAGACATTGAGGAAACCGCAGAGGGAATAAAAAAGGCCAACATCGGCCTTGACCTCGAAACTCTCAAAAGCGATTACGTGGACTTTCTGACTGACCTCGACGCTGACAATGAGGAGTTCTCCAACAACTTTGCCGAATACATCCGTCGGGCACTAATGAGCAAACTCGTGGCCGACAAATATTCCGAGCGGATCCAGGCTCTCATCGACCACTCCAATGAGATAGCAGAGAGGGCGAAGGCGGAAGGCCGTGACATTATGGCAGACGAATATGACGAGATAGAAAGGGAGCGCCGGGGCATCGACGAGGACATCAAAAAGGACAAGGAATACTACTCCGAGCTCTATGGATGGGCATCGCAGGAGGCTACCAAATACTTCCAGAACCTTAAAAGCACTTTCCTCGACACCCTCATGAACATGGAAGCTGATGCCGAGGAATGGGCAAACAGCATCCTTCGTGTCATGACTGAGGACTTGATAAGCAAGCTCGTCCTGGGTGACGGCTTCAACGAATGGATGAAAGACTGGCGTGAACGATATGCCGAAGCCGTGAAGAACGGAGACACGGAAGCCATTACTGCTTTGCGCCAGGAACTGACGGAGATGCGTGAAAAGCTGAAAGAGGATGCACGGCAGGTGATGGATGACGTAGGCTATACGGCCATGCTCGATGCCGAGAAAGAGAAGGCTGAGGCAGAGGAAATCAAGAGCATATTCACCGACCTGCATTCATCGCTGCTTGACCTGCTGATGGATTCCAACCGTGACATCGACGACTGGACGAAGGAGCTGAGGAAGACCATCGTAAGGCAACTGATAGAGCGTACCATCCTGAACGAGGCCTTTGACAAGATGCTTGACGAGTGGGGAGACCGCTATATGAGCATCATAAAAGCCTATGAAGAAGGTGGTATCTCAGCTAATGCACGTGATGCTGCATTGGACAGTTTGCTTGGCGACGTCAACGCATACGCAGAAAAAGCTGGTAACGCAGCCAACGCATTCCTTGAACGTTTTGGCCTTGTGGCTGTAAACGGTTTTTCCGACCTAAACGGCACGCTGCTGTCGATGCTGGAAGACACGGAAAAGAGTCTGGCCGAGAAGTCGCGCGATATTGCACGCACTATGATGCAGCAGATGGTGGAGAATATTCTCAAATCGAAGTACCAGCAGCAGATTGACGAGCTTAACCAGCAGTGGGCTGATGCACTTGCCAACGGCGATACGGAGCAGATAGAGGCTATACGGGAAGCCATCATGCGCCTGTACGACACCATTGCCGACGATTCTGCTATCAAGGAGCTGCTGAGAGGCCTGAAGGAAACAGAGACGCCCTTCGACAACATGCGCGACTCGTTCCGCTCTGCATTGATGGACATGGAGAAGGATACGAAGGACTTCACGAAGGACATAAGCCAGATGATAGCGGAGTCGTTTGTCGATGCCTTTGTCATGGGGGATGCCTTCGACGATAAGCTGGAGATATGGAAGAAGCGCTACAAGGAGATTACCGATGACACAGGCCTGTCCGAAGAGGAGCGTATGCGTCAGCTGAAAGCCCTCTCCGAGCTGATTGCCAGTGAGCGCGACCTAATGAAGGACGAGGTGAGCGACATACTGAAATGGCTCGGAATCAGTGACCGGGAAGACCAGAAAGCCACGGCGAACATGGCCGAGTCCGCTACATACGACCAGTTCGAGCTGTACCTTGGAATGGCTACGAGCCACCTGATGGTTGCCGAACAGACAAAGGACATCACGGCGCAGATACTATCGACGCTGCAGAGTATGAGCAGCATTACGCAGCCTGGCACAAACTACGGGGAACAGATATTCATGCGTCTCGGCACGACAAACGAGTACCTGCTGGCCGTGAAGTTAGCCACAGAGGGTATCCGCGAGGAGTTCGGGCAGAAGCTCGACGCAATGAACAGTCACTTACAAAAACTATAGAACCATGCCACAAGGAGAATTATATATCAGAACAAAGAAGACCAGGCTGCTGACAACGGGAGCGGCGGGTCTTGTCGAATCGAGGCCCAGCGGCTGGCCTTCGCTTGCAAACGGACTGCAGGGTAACGGATGGGTGGATACATACCTCCGATACGGTCTGTCACTCGAAGACGGGGCACGCTCCAAGCTGATGACGCCTTCACCCTGCAAGGAGCCTACAAGCGTCAGCAGCGAGGACAAGCACGGTGTTGCCTATGCAGGCTACACCGTCGGCAAACGCGACGCCAACAGTTTCTCTTTCGAGGTCCACATCACAGCACCTACAAAGGCAGACTTTGAGGCCAAGTTGCAGCTGTTCAAGAGCGAGGTGCTGGAATGCCAGTATGGACAGCTGAGGCTCTGCACGACTGCAGGCAATAGTGACCAGTCGCAGTTTGTGAGGCATCTGCTGTTCATGCGTTGCGACTCTTTCCGGGAGTTCCGGCTGGAGATGGCCAAGTTCGACGTTGCCGTGATAGAGCCGCATCCTGAGAAGACAGACGAGGACGAATCACCATTTACGAGAATCCCATGAGCAAGACGATAGCACAGATACAGAGCGGCGCACTCACTGACTTCCTGACAGGCGAGTCCCAGCTGATTGCCGGCACCTATGAGCAAAACATCAACGGTGACGGCAAGCTGTCGCTGACGTGGAAATCGACACAGGGAGGCGGTTTGAAGGCTGGCGAGGAAGTAACGGTGGCAGGGCTGACGTACTACCTGAAAGAGGCATACGCCCCGACGGCTAACAGCGACGGAACCTATACGTGGAGTCCCACCTTTGTCAGCACCGATGAGAAGCTGAAAGGACTGCCGGTGTATAAGACAGTAAAGCTTATCTACATCGACAACCAGCAGAAGAACGTAAAAATCTACACCTATCCGTACACAGGTCAGGCAGGTACGTTGGTGACAGACCTCAACAGGCTGTATCCCGGACGCATTACTTTGGCCGAACGCTACGATGATGTGCTTATCTCTGTGAGTTTTGATCAGGACAATCTCGTATCTGCAGCTCAGAAGATTGCCAGCGCACTTGACACGACCAGCACCATTGAGAACGGTGTGGTCTGTATAGGAACGCACAACGCTTTGGCCGTAAAAGACCACTATGACCGCTTTGTTATCTTGGGAGGCACGCGCAACATGGGTAAGGCTGTGCTTGACGGCGACGATGCCTATGCTGCCGTTACCCTACGACTGATGTTGCCCGATGAATACCCCGACAGCGTAATCCCCAAGAATGCGCCAGAGGAAGGGCACATGACGAAGTTCCTGATATTCGACGACATCTACCCCAAAATGGAGTTGACCATCGGTAGCGTCCGTCGGCGTGTCTGCTATCTCTACGACGAGGAAGGCAAGCATATCATGGTGTCAAATGACGGTGTCTTGGTGGAGAAGACCTACACGAAATTCTATATTACGCTGAATCTTGGAAGTTCTGCCTACAACTTCAATGTGCAGAGTGTCATTGAAGGCAGGACACTTGGACTTGTCTTTCAAAGCGGATTGCTGACTGGCAGGGAGTTTGACTTGGCTTATTACGATGATTACGTTAACGAATATGATTCGGAAGAGGACGTAAGCGAGGCCGATGCGCACGGTTTGGCTGGTGAGTACCGAATATGCCTTGTGGCTGACGGAGACACGTTGCTACCCAACGACACGTTGGCTCCAAGAGAGGGCGACAAAGTAACGCTTACTGGTGTAAAGCTGGATGGAGCATACGAGGCCGATGCCCGTCAGCGGCTGCTTGATGCTGCACTTGCCTATACTGGCATGTACCTTGACGGACAGACAAGACCAACAGAGATTCACTTCGAAGCAGAAACACAGATTACGGACTTCCTGACGGGAGAATCCACTTCACCGACAGCAGGAAGCAGCTA